AGTTGTGCTTGAAAAAGCACGTTTGGATCATCAACAACTAAAGCTTTCGCGTTTAGTTTACCTGAAGGGTAATAATTCGAATGAACTATTTGACCTTCATCGTTCTGATACTCACAACCTACAAAAACACCAATAGCACCAATGCTACTGCCGCCTAAGTTGTTGGTTGTTATATCCGCACCTGTGCCACCGGCTAGTGCGATAAACCCATCTGCACCTAGCGTAACGGCTTGACCATTAAAGATATTGGTCGCCTCGCCCGCAGGATCGATCAGGTATGTAGTAGTTGCCCCTGCATAGGGCATGCCATCAGCACGTTTTACCGGCTTTAGGCCTTGGGGAGCTGCTGTAGTAGCCATTTGCTCTTCCTCCTAACCAAATTAATACCAAGGAAGCTCCCTAAGAAGGTCACTTCCCAAATGAAGTTCGCGTGGAACGTTCGGGATTCAACACTGGCATACGAGGATCGTTTTCTCTCATAAAATTACGATCTACCGCATCCTGTGCGTGTTGAGCCTGTTCAAGTTGGACTTGAATACGTTCTTCGGCAATTTCAGCAGGTATGCTGCATAATAACAGACCACCTACCTCAATGTTGTCCTTGAATCGAGAATCGATGTCAGACACAATGTTTAAATCACGATAGTCTGATGCTTTGACTGGCGTATAGCCCTCACGGAATCGAGTAGAGACATTAGTATTGTCACTGTTCCCCAAAGTTGCTGTGCGAATCCAACGGAAGTGTAATCCATCCTTTGGTTCGGGGGTCGGTAACGCAGATGGTCTTGACCATCCTTTTCTACGCTCTGTCTTCTCTCTAGTTTCGGTAGTGCGTGGAGTTCTATCAGTCATATCAACTATCCTTCATTAATTGCGCCGCATACTGTTCTGCTGTTAGACCGAGCCGTTTGGCGAGTGCGGCTGCGGTTGGAGTTAACTTCACCTTTCGTGGTTTCTTTGACGTACGAGACGGCGGGGCAACCACGTTACCCGCTTGAGGTTGTGGTGAAACAGACTCCTCTGCAACAACCTCAAACTTATTCGGAAACGCTTCCTTCATGGCAGCGTCTATTTCACTGTAGTACTGTTCGCTGTTCGGTTCAACACCTTTTGTGACAAGTTCTTCATGTACACCGTACGCGAAGCCTGTCATTCGCTTATCTTCCATGAACCAAGTATTCTTATCCGCCCAGTCTAAAGCACGCTTCGGAGGCTTTGCAGGTTCTGGCTGCGCTTCCTGTTTCGGTACTTCTGGTACAGGTTCTTCCCTTTTGGGGGCTTTATAGTTACTGATACGGTAGTCTTCGTTCTGTAACCTAGTAAGCTCTGACTGCGCTTTTAAAAGCTCATCAGGGTCACCTGCTTCATACGCGGTTTTGTATTGTGCTTGAGCTTGTGCGAGTTGCGCATCCACTCTAGTTTTAGCCTGATTGATAATAAGGCTTTCGTTATCATCTAAAGACTTACGAAGCTTTTCATTTTCGTCTTTGACTTGTTGGGCATACTTAACAGCTTCTTCTCGAAGCTGTAGTGCTTCTTCCCTAGCCTTTTCTTCGTCACGATATTTTTTCGTTAGCTGATCAATACGTTTCTGAACGCCCGCGCTATATTTATCAATTTCGGTATCGGAGTTCTCTGCTTCAGCTTCTTCTGTAGCTTCTGGTTTAGACTCTTCTTCCTTCGTTTTGACTTCCTGTTTCTGTTCTACAGGAGCCTCTTCGATCTCAACCTCGATTTCAGTAGTTTCTTCTACTTCACTCTCTAGGTTTTCTGCAGTATTCGTACTCATGCTCTTGTATACCCCCTTGGATCGTCAACAACACCTTCTACAGTGTCATCATTTATAAGACGGAACTCTTTACCCTGAACTTTAAACCTAGTGCCTGAGTAAGAACGAAAGATTACAAAATCTCCCTCTTTACACCAAGGTCCGTTAGGAAAGCGATCTTTATCCGAATACGCATCTGATCCTGATTTTATAACAAAACCAATAATAGACGCCGTAGACTCGTCTTTACGAAGGCCATCAGGCATGAATACTCCGCCCTCTGTCTTCTCATCGATCTCTGGAAGTGCTATCAGAAGCCTGTATCCCGTAGGTTCTGGTAGTTTTGCGTGAAGGTCATCTGCTACCTTCGTATTATCGACTTTGACTGTCGCAATCATTTTACACCCATTTGCAGCGATTTAAAGGTTCACCGTTACCTTGCGCGGCCTATCCGCGAATATTACGAAGCACCTTATGCTTCAATAAATCTTTTCTCAAGCTCTTTTACATTATTTAATGCAATATCTATACCTTCAAGTTTCCCTATGAGCCTGTTGTAATCTTCCATGCTTTTCACACCGCCACCAGATATATACTCTGATACCTCATCTCTATATTCATTTAGACGCCTTTCCAAAGCGTCAAATACACTAACTTCCACCCTTATCTAGCTCCTTCGCTATATCTAATCCTATCTTTGTTCCCTCGCGCTTATCTTTACGCTGCTCTTTATCTAGCTCTGTAGCTATTTTAGCACCAATTTTAGCGCCCTCTACTTTCTGTGAAGTTTGTAGTTTAGCCGCATCAAGTTGTAATTTAGCTGAGTCCATCTGCATCTTATGCTGCAGTTCTTGCTCTTTGATTGCAAGCTCTCGTTGTTGTATCTGTGTGAGAGGATCTTGCTGCTGCTGTTGTGCTTGCTTTTGAGCGGCTTCTGCTTTGTCTTTTTGTAGTACCTTCTCAGCAGCATCTTTCGCCAATCTAGATAGCTCTACTTCTACGTCTTCTGGAAGTGCCTCATCTTCGTTTGGCATCTCCACACCGAGTTGTTTCTCTATCTCACGTCTGTATTGGAAGGCTACGTGTTCTGTTACGTGTGCAGCCATAGCCTGTTGTATAGCTGACGCAAACGGAGACTGACCTATAATCTGCATGATCTTCGGATCTTGAGCCGCTGCCATATGCACAGCTATATGTGCTTCATGATCTTGGTACTTGAACGCTTTAATTGGCTCCTGCTTCATCATCATCATGTTCTCTGTAACAGGATCTGCGGGTTTCATATCATCAGGTAGTTTAACAATCTCGTCTGCGTTTTGTACCCCTAGTACTTCTAACATTTGACGATGCAGCTTGCCCATATCGTAAATCTGGGGGGATTGTTGGGCAAGCTGGACCGCCGCCTGATACTGCATCACACGTTGGGACATGGTTGCAGCGTTGGGGTCACTTACAGGTATAACATCTACCCGCTTATCAAAATCGCTTGTGCGATCAAAGTTGCCTTCTATCTCATAAGAATACTCTGGTGGCATAAAGTCATGTATAATTTTAGCTAGTATCCTTAACTCATGCTTGAGAGATGCGTGAAGCCTCGCCTGTACGCCAGAAAGAACTTTCATGGATCTTTCCATTAGAGCGAGTGTTGTGCCTACAGGAGCGTTAGGGTTCATATCTCCGACCTGCATGTCGGCTACAGAACCTATTCTACGTCCTTCATCTACAATATTTCCGAGTAGAGAGTAGAGTACGCTTGATGGCTCTTTATAAGGGATAAACGTAATTGAATCGCGTATAGCGCCACCCGGTACGTCCACATCCCTAAATTCACCCGGCATAAGTGGTGTATCATCACCCTTAATACGGAGGCCGCGAGCTTTAAGACCCGCAGGTAAATTAGATAGCGTACCCGCGTCAATAAGCTGACGAAGTATCGAAGTTGCAGACTTAGCCAGTCCACCCATGAGGTGAATAAGCCCTGTGCCGTAGAAGCCAAGACCCGGTAGGTATCGGTAATGAACGAAATGCATACGTTTTCTTTTCTTCTCATCTTCTTCGTACCAATTCCTTCTTATCGCTAATATTGTGGAGGAGGACTTATCTACAGTAACTACGTATGGTCTTGCAATGCCGTCAGGATCTTCAAATTCTTCTGGCATATTTAAATCAACATGCATCTCCAGAATAGTGTGACGGTCATCATCCTCGATAACCGCGTCTTCACCATCTAACTCATCATACTTTTCCTGTATGTCAGAGTAGTCTGGTGCTGGTTCAGGAAGATCCACTTCTTTATAAAACCCATTTACCTGTAGTTGTAAAACTTCATTTGCGGTCTTTTTCATCACATGCGTATATCTTGGGCATGTCTTGAGGTCTGATGCTCCATAAGACGCTACAAAGTCCTCTGAGGGTACAAACATAGCGCATGGGCGCTCCATTAGAGGGTCGTAATACACTTTCTTAAACGCAGAACCCGCGATAGGGAGTTTAAACAGCATTTGCTCTGTTTCATCCCTGTACTCAGACATTTCTTCAGTTAATAGATAATTCATCTCGTTTTGTACACGGTTCGCCTGATCTGTGCGTTCAGGAGTCTGTTTCCCTACAATTTTCGTACGTACAGGGCCAGAGGCGGGGAATATCTCACCCATAGCCTGTGCTTGAAATCTCACCACAGCCTCTGTGAGTAGCGGGTGAAACACGCCAGATGCTCCTGCCCACGGCTGTTGACGGTCTTCTACCTTCATCCCTAATAGGTCAAGGCCCTTGACGTATGCTCTAGCCCAATCAGAACGAGACTCACGATCTGCCTGAAAGTCTGTTAGTAAGTCAGACGCCATAATCTTTAACTCGTCATCATCTATAAATTCAGCGAGGTTAGCGTCATGCCCCGGCTCTACTAGGCTGTCGGTAATACCCCCTTCGAAGTCTATGACCATCCCACCGTCTTCTGTCTCTATGGAAACAGCCTCTGGGTTAACAATCTCAATCTCAAGTTCTTCAGAGCCTTCTTGACCTTCTATTTCGAAGGGAGTCATCTGTTTCTCGACTGCCATTTTATGTCCTCACAATGCAAAGTTATACAAACTATAGCAGATCATACTGCTGTTCGTCTAGTAGGGTGTGGACGCCGCCATCGGGTGGGAGGGACAGCGTCCACGACAGGAGGTGGGAGGCCCCCTGCGCCCTTAATATACTGTTAATAATACTCACGTCTATAATGATATTGCGGCTCATCATCCAATTCATCTGTTGGCAGACGTATAAATCCGCCCTGACGAAACCGCAATAACGCCATAACGGTACTATCTACAAGGTCGTCATTCGACATAAACGGAAATCCTGCCACTTCTTCGACTAATTCTTCTGCCCAGCGCTTGGCAGGAACCCATACAAACCCACTAGCGATGATATCAGACACAGAATTCAACCGTGCCATCTTATCTCCTGTACCCCTATGGGGGGTATATTCCTGTACAGGTATACCCATACGCCTCATTTCTTGGTAAACTGCCACTCCAGAGGACTTTTTCTCCACAATAAACGCGTCTGGCTCCCATTTAGCGTATTCATCCATAGATAATTGCTTTAATTCGGGAAATTCTAGCCGTTCTTTGATGGAATCGAGCAATATCAGGTGATGTGCGCCCTCTTCTTCGTTTAAAAACACGCCCCAAGTGGTTAGAGCGGTAAAATCGGCGCGATTATGCTTTTCTGCTGCCGCATCTAGAGACATAATTACGTATTCTACAGGTGGTGGGTTGTCGTGGGGCCATATTTGCCACCATTCTCGCTTAACAATAGACGCTTCTTCAGATGTTGGGTTCTGCTGGTACTGCGCATTCCACTGAAATGTCGGCATCGATGCCTTTGTACGTGTAAGTGCGTCTAGATCAAAGAACTCAGGCCACAACGGCTTAACTGTACCGTCATCAGCGTCCAAAAGTGCGGGAAACTCTATGATTTCGTACTGATCTGACCCTTCATTCTTCACCATATCGTTGGTTACACGCCCCGTGAGGTCATCCATGTGCCAACGTGTCTGTACAATCGCCACTCTGCCTCCCGGCATTAGTCGAGTACGCGCTCCAAATGTGAACCATTCGTAGGCTTTGTCAAACACTGCGAAGTTTCCGTTAATAACATCCTGCTCAGAGTGAGGATCATCAACAAGCAGAAGATCAGCACCCCGACCAGCAAGAGCAGATCCGATACCGCACGCATAATATTCACCTCCAAAGTTAGTATTCCATCTCCCTGCAGACTTACTATCGACAGCGAGAGATACTTGCGGAAATATATCGTGATACTCTTCCGTAGATATCAGATTTCTCACCTTACGTCCAAAGTCCACAGCCAAATCGGTTGTGTGAGAGACCATCATAACCTTTTTACCGGGGTTACGTCCCAAGAACCACGCTGGGTAGAATATAGATACAAGCTGCGACTTACCGTGGCGGGGTGGGATATTAACGCATACACGATCTTTGTCCCCCTGCTCAATCGCCATAAGTTCATCCGCTAGGATGCGGTGATGTCTCCCAACCTTATAATCTGGCTGCATACGCTTACAAAACTCTATGAGATCGTCCCGCGCCTCGGTATTTCGCGCTCGCGTGGACAGTTCGTCCACAAGTTTATCAATCTCAGCCACTTCTTCAGGGCTGAACTGATCTAAATTATCCAACATCTGCTGTATCTCTTCGGGAGAAAACGCTAAATCCTGCGCCGCTTCCGCTACGGATAAGCTAGTCATCGTTTATACCCAGCTCTGCGTCCAAATCTATGACAGGATTGTCCACAACAACCGCGTCTTCTATATCAGAATCGGCAGGGTTTATGAGTTTTGTAAGTTTCACCCGTAACTTATCCTTCAAAGCGTCTGTAGTCTGGTGCGTGACGGTTATCTCGGACTTCTCAGAGAACAACCCTACATCAGATACTTTGCCTAACAACTCCAACGCACGTATACGTACCCGTGGGTCAGGGTTATCAGTCTCTTCAATTAGCTTATTAGTCACCAGATGGCGTACTTGTGTTGCACTTTCAACCACCGAGTGACCAAAATCTTTTAAAATTCGATCAGTTAGTAATAGGGTAGCGGGTGGGGTTCTAGATAAATTTGATATGTTTGCTTTTTTAGATGTCTTTGTCGCATCGGAAGCATAGGCCATAGCTAAACCGGAAGCGTTGTTTTTATCCTCTTCTGTTACTTCTACTTCTAAACCTTGTTGATGCAAGAAGTGTGCCGTTTTGGAAGCCGCCCTTGCTTTATCTGCTAGATCGTCTGGTAGCGGTATATCAGTAATGGGTACACCCGCTTCTGGGGTTATGTGTATAGCCATACTAACGTCCGTAACATGTAATTGTTTAGTTTTCAATACTCTGCCGATTTCACCTAGGGGGTGGGGGTCAAACTCATAGAAACTCAAAAAGTTTGTGTAAAATAGTATGTATATATAGCGCACGCGCAAACCAAATTTTGGGGGGTGGGGGTAGGTGGGGGTCACGTTTAGTCAAGTTTAGGTAGGTTTGCTTGCATCTACTGCAATAATCGGTATAATGGATACATCGATTGGGCGAGCTAATCGACGTTAGCCAACTGGCTAACTTTTTAAATGTCTTATGAAAGGGACAAACAATGACTAAATCAAAATCAAAATCAAAAGCGCTAGATACTTTACCGACTATTCAACACGGTGTTGAACAAGCTATGGAAATTAGCACGCTGACGGGTAAAGGTGAAAGCATTAGAAAACAGATTAATGATACCGCGGTTGCATGGTTCGCGCCATTTGCTGAAGCGGGCGCTGATGTGGATTACCTCAAATCATATACCAAGGCCGAGAAAAACAATCTGAAGCGAACGGTTCGCGACCATTTCGTTGAAGCTTGTTCTGTTGCGGTTGTCGGTTTATCTGGTCTGGCGTTCTTGCAGGATAAGAACAATAGCGGCGATGCTGAATTGAATATAACTGAAGGCACGTTGAAAGGTCAACTTCGTGATAAAAAGTATATTCAATCGCAGTACGGTAAAATTATCTCTGCTGTCGGCATGGCGCTGAAACAGGCTGTTAAAGATGCTGAAGATGGTGTTGATAGCGATACCAAAGAAAAGACGGTCAACGATGATATGACACGTTTTCTTAATGCTCTCGCAAAAGCGGAATCCCAAACCAAAAAGGGTAAGCCTGACGGATCTATTCCTGACACTGTAAGCACGGCGTTTGCTACGCTTATGGAAAGCTTGCCTGATCTTATCAAAGCGCAAAAAGCGACTGCTCTTTAATCATCAACTTAGGAAGTTAGCCGACTGGCTAACTTCCCCAACACAAGGAAATTTAAAATGGGAATAACTAATTGGAGAAATCTTCCTGCTATGGACGTAGTAACAAAAGCTTTGATTTTTAATTCATCAAACGAAAACTTTGAATCTCGTTTGAAAAATGCTTCTGATATTTTAGAATATACAAAATCTGAGATGAATGCTATCCGCGCATGGCGCAAAAATTATCTTTCGAATTTAGAATCAGGTATGTCGAACACAGCATCACAATTTCAAACAATTCACTGGCGGCATGAGGTTCCATTATGAAACATACATTAATTGAAATTATCGGCGTCCTAGTTTGGATGCTCGTTGTAGCGTTGTTCATGTTTATTCTACTTGCATGGTAACAAAAGGGAGGCTTCGGCCTCCCTATTTTTTTGCTCCGCAATACC